CGAACTCCCGCATCCGTGTGATGATGGCTGTGTTCGCTGGCGCGGAGTGGGCAATTGCAGCTGGCGATGATTGCATCGAACAGTGGAAGCCCGGCGCTCAAGCCGTCTACACAAGTCTCGGTCGCATATGCAAGTTCTACGACAAGTGCGAACCGCGCTCGTTCGTGTTCAGCTCTCGCGAGTACACTGACGGTTGGTCGCAACCAACCGGGTGGCTGAAAGGCCTCTTCAATCTCCTCAATTCGAAGGAAAAGCGGTCGGAACTACTGTCGGATTTTAAACGCACTTACCACGAGTGCGATTCCTACTGGTGGTCTCTTGCCGTTTTGGCACACGTTGGATGGGACGTGTGAAGAATTCAGTTCGAATTCTTCTTTATGTCGACCCCCCGCAACCAAGTGATGAAGCTCATTGCGCAGCACGAAGCGGCCCTCAAGGCTGCGTCCGATACGCAAAAAGCGCTCTCGGCTCTTACCAAGAAGCCGAAACAACCCAAGAAGAAGGCTAAGCAAGTCGAGCTCGTTCGAGTGAAGCCTGCCCAGCGCTCTTTTTCCTCTCAAGACGACGCTGATACCCTCGCGTTGTTGAACAAGTACACTGCTGGTCTCGTCCCCAAGATGGACCCGCGGCGTACTGAGATGGGGCATTCTGATGCCCGTGTGGCTGAGCGCAAGAGTCTTCAAGACGCTATTGCGGCACACCCCAAGCCCTCCATGCCTCGGCAAGGCGGCCAGCAAGCGATGCTGGGAAATCGCAAGAAGGAACACCAGCATGACAAAGGAAAAGCGCAGCGCGCCGACCCCGATGCTCAACGCTGGCGTGAGTTCAAGGACCGAGATACGTCCGTGGACACCTATGCCTCCACCCGAGGGAAGACTGAGACAGCCAAGCCTGATCGAAACTTCTCTGAGGTCCAGGCTGAGCGCGCCGAGGTCAAACTCCCCGGCGAGCAGGTGATCCGCAATGCTCCGATCAATCTCTTTGCCAAGATCGCCAAGCCTCACCAAGGCAAGGCTCGATCCTCTGGCAACGGGAATGCGCTGACTTTCGCTTCCAAAGAGCGTTTGTTCGCACAGGGAATCAATGCTGGTTACAACACCGCTGGTTCCTTGCTCGTTGAGCTGAAGGGCAATCCCTCCGTTCTTCAGGCCCCGAAGGCCAAGTGGGCTGCGCAAGCCTACGACAACTATGAGTTCACCGAGTTCCGTGTGATGTGGAGTGCCAGTCTTGGCACTTCCGCTACAGGACGTATCGGTGCTGCGTTCGATGTGGACACCACTGATGTCCCCGGACCCGGTGAAGCCGGCGTTTCTCGCATGGCTTCTCACCCCGGGTACGATTCCACGCACATGTTTGTCGACAAGACGTGGCACATGCCGGCTAGTTGCCGTCGTGCCTGCTGGACCAAGTATGACACGTCGGACGATTCCGATGAGCGCATGACGGACCAGTTCAATTTCTTCGCCCTTGTCGCGATCCCCCTCACGGGTGTGACTGTGCCAGCGGCTACTGCGCAGCCCCTCGTTATCGGCGAGTGGTACATCGAGTACAAGATCAGGTTCTTCAATCAAACCATGGAGAACACGATTCTCGGTGATGCTGAGGTTCAGTACAACGTCAACACGACGGGCAGTCTTCAGTCGACCAACATCACTGAGGTCGTTGCTTCGC